GATTGGATTCTCTATTGTAAAAGAATACCGGATCAACGATAAGGTCACGAACGTCTAACGACTGATTGACATAACGGTTTGCTACAATCTGAAGCTTCTCGCAGATTTCTGCCTTGCCCGGTGCATCAAAATAATGTGGGTCAGGTGTGGGACTAAATGCTAAGAATGGTAACTTCTTGTGCCAGAAAGGCAACGGTCTATTACGCATTAGATAGCGTCTGTTTGCTATTGTAATCACTCGGAGGGTGTCGCCATCGTCTGCTAATTCGCGTGGGACTGTGCCCCACATTTCTACGATTTCAACAGGACGTGTGTAGCGGTCCATCCAACGTGCTGATTCGTCATCCATGCCTGTTCGGACTTGGAAACGTTTGGCTTGCGCAAGGTCTGTTGCTAGTGCTGTGTTTGCGCCGCCTTCTGTAATGAGCCTATTTAGTTCTGCTGCGTCGAATACGCCTGCTGCTACTAGGGCACGGCATTCGTCAAGATCAATGAAACGACGACGAATGAACCATTTCATGTTCTGTAGTCTTGAGACCCCCGGTTGTGGATAGGCATCTAGTCTGTCTACTGGTTCAATGTCAGGACCATCGAATGTCGTTACTTCCCCCTTCTTGATCGTGCGGATCATCTTGTCTGAAAGAGGAAGTGTTTGTAAGTCTTCGACGATGCGTAGGGCTTTGTCTCTACGCCATCCCATCTGGTGGATGGATACGCCATATAAGTCAGCCGTGACTATGTTATCTACTTCTTTCATGAAGAGAGACATGTCTTTGTGCTGCGCTGCGATTAGATTTTCCCACTTACGCGCTACACTCTGGTCATCAGGACCGTAGCCATTGAACTTGAGAGCGGGCCAGTCTGATAGGGAAGTTGATACTTTGATCGCTGCGTCGGCCCAAATAGCTGAGTAGATTAATGGGATGTGAACGTTGTTCTTGTGTGGATGGAAACGCCCTGTGTAGATACCACGCCATAGGTCATATAGCCGAGGTAGTCTCTGACGTACACCAGTGAAGTATGTCTCACTGAACTTGAGGCGCGAAACAACGATATCTATTGTTTGTTCTCTACGCGCAAAAGCACCTTGAGCACGTTCAATTGTGTATGCTACTGGCATTACTACTCTCCATCCGATTAATCGGAATCACTCGGGAGGGGGACGGGTATGAAAGTGTTTGAGGCACTAATTATGCCACCCTCTTTTTTAATGTGTGCGTATAGATCACGAGTTAGTTTTACGTCATGGGCACAGTAGTTGAAGAGTCTGCCCCATTGGCCTGTGTCTGCGAGTTCTGGTGCTAGTGCGCCATCTTCTAGTTTGTGTTCACCTAGAGTCCTGTCACAGATAGCGCCTAATTTGTTTTCACCTTTGCGGAGTGGATGCCCACATTTCTGAAGGGCTTCATGTGTTGCGTTCTTTAGGTCAATGTGTTTCTTGAGGAAGATCTTTCGGCCTATGATGCCTTCGACTATTGGAAGGTCAAACTCTATTGAGTTGAAGCCTACTACTATATCTGCTGACTCTAGATGGAGTGCTGCTTCATTTAGAGTGTGATCATCGTAGAGGTAACACCAATTTGCGTCTGAGTCATAGATTGCTAAGGCTGATACTCCACCTTCGCCTCGGCGTAGTCTGCTCCAACCCGCCTCCCCGAGTGCTAAATCGGAAGCTAGCTTTCTTGTTTCTAAGTCAAATACACATATTTTCAACTGTATAAATCTCTTTCTGCTGTGGGAAGCCAGTCTGTATCTGGTCCTAAGCCGTTGTTATAACCTTCATATTCTTTTGCATCGTCTGTGAGTGTTCGTATTTCCTCGTTTGTGAGGGGGCGAGATAGAGCTTTTAGACCTGCGTCGCCGGGATTCATCTGAGGCATGCCTTCGTCTGTTTGTAGACTGTTGAATGATGGTTTGCGCCATACTTCAGGCATGAATACGTCTGCTGCTGCATCTGCTATGTCGTCATGGGTAACTACGTCGATACGCATGATCTGATTTAGTAACTCGCGCACGACAGGTGGAATGATCCACTCGCCGCGTGCGTCTTTGTGTAGAAGGACTCGGACATAACCATCTGCCCATAAGCCTGCTGCTTTACGAACTCTTGCTCTCTTGTTTGTACCCTGACGATTGAACTGATGGATCTTGGGTGTGGTTTTGAAGCCAGCGCCTTTGATTGTGGCTAGAAGGTTTTGTTTGTAGATACCTTCCTTGCCTCCGAATTCTTTTTCGTCTGTGATGCACTTTAGAGGGTAGCCACTTGAGCGAAGGGATTTCATGACTTGAATGATTACTAAGCTGAAGTCTTCCGAACGCCAAGTGTTTGAAGCTTTGAGTAAATCAGTGTGTAAGTAGAGTAAGCCATTTGGACGCGCGTCGTGCAAGAATGTCACTAAGGCTGTACTGTCGCCTGAACGGATTGTTTCTACTGACTTGAATGCTGTGTCGAGGTGAATTGATGCGTTCTCGATTGGTACGTCATTCTTGAAATCTTTGTATGATAAGAAACAGTCTCGGGCTTGGACTTCAGTCAATGGTGCGTGCGTGCTTGTACCGGGATTGTTCTGGTACTGGCATGCGAATTCTTCAGGATTGGAATCCTTCTCCATTCTGATTCTGTCTTCGTCCATGATTTCAGGGCATGTTGCTTTCTCAGTTAATTCGTCTTCTACCTGCCAGAAGTAAACGTGCCATGCGCCCTTGCCCATTGGGTGCTTGGAGAATATCATGGTATTTGGATTGTCCATCCCTGTCCATGATGCTATGCCTTCGTCACGGAACTTTCGCCCCGCTACGTCATCGTCAAGGTAACGTGTACACACAAGTGCTAGAAGTCCATCGTTCTGTAACGCTTTGTATGTTGCGTTGAACGCTGAATGGACCGTATCTAGATGTGTGCCACCGTCACGCAGTTTGTTCTGTACGAGAGGGTCATCCCACCAATATTGGTCATGGTGATAGCCTGTCATACCGATGTCAACCGCTGTCATGTCGAATGATGGTTCTGCTAGTGTTGTGTTTGTGCGAAGAGCATGATGGAATGCTGTCTTAGTCCACTCGCGGGCGGGGTTTTTCCAATTGCCATAGAGCCAACAGAACCATGATTGTGACTTGTTTCCTGCTGAGATTGTGAGGCCAATGCTGTTTAGGAAGTCAATGGTTAGCTTGCTTGTTGCTGAGCCTATCATTGTTGATAGGTTTGGGTTTGCTAAGTGTGTCCACAGTGATGCACAACGTGTGGCGGTAACTGACTTGCCAAAGTTACGGGGTAGAATGATTGCTATGAACTTACGCTTGATTATGCCCTTTTCTCTATTGTCAAGCCATTCTAGTAAGTGGTGTTGGAGCCATCCGAGATAGTTGTCGTGGATGTGTCTGCCACTGATGGACTGTCGAATGAGCCAGCGTGGCTTTGATCGTGACTGGAATACAAACTCGCATCCCCATGCAATGTGTACGAAATACCAGAGTGAGTCTCTGTGTGTAGCGGGTGTAATGCCATCATCTGCATGCCATTTATTAGGAGCGCAGATTGCAGCCCATAGTTCTCGCTCTGCTGTGAGGTTCCACTTAAAACTGGTTGTATCCATTCATTCTCGACTTCGCGTGAACGCGGTAGGAATCTCTCGGGGAGGGGCAGAGGATTGCACATTGCTGTGACTACGTAAGGGGTGGCATATGGAGAAATATGTGTGATAAGACTTAATAGATCTTGTTGTGCTCGTGTTGAGGATGGCACACTACCTAAGTATTTCCACTCATCTATCTTCTTAGATAATGATCGTGCCGACACTGGTAATGTAGGTTGTGGTGCTGGTAGCTGTGGTGGTGAGGGTACCCGAGTGACTGATATAATCCCTGATTCCACTTGAAACTGAAATGAACCTACCCGGACGCGCATATACGCCTTTCGTGTTGATAGTGTCTGTTGTGTATGTGTAAATAGGATCAATAACCATGTCCATTGCGTCTAAACAAGTGCCACCATAGATCGGATTGACTAGTGTTTCTATGTCATCAGGGTAAGATGGCCAGATATATGCTTTGACGTGCCCTGTTACTGGTTTCCACGTAGAGACTTGGAATCTCTCGGGGAGGAGTATTGGTAGAAATATTGCTCTTTCCATTTTGTGTGCTAATGCTCGTGCTGCGTATTTTACTTGTAGCTCGTAGTCACTTGCGAATGAATATAGGGGATCGTGGTTCATTTGCCTCTTTCTGTAGACGCTCTTCGTAGGCGCTACTGTTAACGCGGTCGAATGGGGCGTTAACGTATTTGTGAGACATGCTTGATGGGGCGCGTGAGGCTAGAGCCTTCTTGCGTTCTGCTCCAATATCTTTGTTTTCTGCTGCTGCGTACTGTTCTGCTTCCTTCGATGCTGTGTCACATGCTGCACAGAGGTATTCTGAGTAGCGTGATGGATCTTTAGGCTCGTGGCAGTTCATGCAGTGTCTGTAGTTTGGCATCTGGTTCCTTCTTGAAGGCTCGGGTTATTGCTTCGTGTACCATCTTAGGGCCACACGCTTCGTGGAGCAGTGCTAGTCTTGTGACTCCTGCTTCCCATGTAAGAGGTTCGCCGGGACCAAGTGTGTCACGGTCCTGTGTTTCAAAATCGAGTTTTGCTTTTTGTGCGATTGCTAGGACACGAACGCGTGGGTCTAGAGCTTTGTTGCGTAGGATGACTGTGAGGATGCGTCGCATTTCATCTGCGCCTGCATCGTCTGAGAGTGTGCCGCCTGCTTCTGCATTGATTGCGTCGATCAAGTCACTAGCGTTATCGACTATTAGATCTGGATCGCTTGCTACATGTGCGGCATCGTTAGTGTCTGCTTCTGTGATCTTGTTTACTCGGTCGTGATGCGCGAGGATCTGCACGCCTTCTGCTCGTAGCTTGAGTCGCGCCATTGCTGCTGTGCGAGCAGAGCATGATATGTTAGCGTATATTTCTGTGTTTGTAGCAGTTGGATGGGCTAAAAGGTATTCACAGACAAGATCTACTTTACCTTTCTCTTGCTTTGCCATCTCTGCTCTACGTTCTGCTGTTGCTTGCTTACGTAGTACCTTGCGTTCTGCGCGTTGTTCGCGTTCTAATTTCTTTTGTGCTATTCGTGCTTCAAGCGATGCTTGTGTTGTCAATTGCAGGCTCCAATTTTTTTATCCGCACAAAATGGCTCACTCGTCTATATTGTAAGCGGCGCGGGGGGCGTGGCATGGCATGGCTATGCGTATGCGTGACGATGTATATGATATCACATGTGTCAACGAGTTGTCAAGTCCGAATGTCAAGCCTTTGTTAACCCACATGTCCAGCCTTTGTCAACCCCCCTGTGGGTCATTTCACCCACCACATGTCAAGACTTTGTAAAGGTCAAGCTCGTGTCAAGTGTCAAGCCTTTGTTAAGTGTCAAGCTTTTGTAAAGGTCAACACTTTGTCAAGCGCCCGCCGAGTGTCAAGGAATTGTGAATGTCAAGGCTTTGTCAATTGTTACGCCTTTGTAAAGGTCAAGCCTATGTCAAGCGGCAGATGTTACGGCTTTGTTAACGTAGCATGAGCCGTGCCAAGGCCGGGCGGCCTGACAAATGTTTCACGTGGAACATACAAAGGCTTAACTTGCCATTTGACCCAAGCTGTGGTAACGTACACACAATGCCGTAAACCGTTGCAGGGCAACGAGTTAAGCGGGCGATTCACAAAGGTGTGACAAAATGTCTCACAAATTCACCCAAGTTTTCATATTGTCACCGCATTGCAAAGCGTCAAACGTACACTGCCGCAACGACTTACAGGACTTGACCCTGTGGCACGCCATGTGCGATACTCTCTTGTGTCGGGATCGCCCGGCGCTCGCCGCATCGTGCGGCACACACACACACACGCCACACACACACAGGGAGTACACACAATGTCCAAGATTTTCAACATTACGCTCGACATTCCCATGCCAACCGCTCCGGCTGCACGTTCGCGTCAGGTTACGGGCGGACCCAAGCACCTCCTTGAAACGTTGCACGCATCACCTATCGGTGCGTCCGATAGCATCATGGCACGCGAAGCGACGATGAAGCAAACAATCAAGCGACTCATGCTCGACAATCCCAACGAGGAATATAACTTCATCACTGCCGCACTCCCTGTGGATGACAAGGGGAATCACTGGTGCCGCGTGTGGCATTGCGCGAGTGATTCGCCCGCACGCTATCAGCCTCGGTTGACAGAGGTTAACTAACACACAAAACACACAAGGGACGCACGATAGCGCATGGACGCGCACAGGCCGAGACACACAATGAATCGACACAAGCGCAATGCAGTACGCGCACTCATGATGCTTTACATGTACCATGATCAGCGCGGAGAAAGCATCAAGGCATCACTTGTAGCAAGCGCACTAATTGCAACGCGCGTAGCATTCATGCCATCGCAACACATCGCAACCTAGTTGCAACGCAATCGCAACCCAACAGCCAACGCGAGGAAACGACATGGCAATCTTCAGGCCCGTTGCAGACTTTATTGATACGTCATGTGAAGCAATCGAATTCACATGCAAATCCGTCAGTGATGCGACATGGCAAGACATGAAAGAAGAATTCAACATCAAAGGCGACCCGCGAGCAATCCTGTTCGACAATCATCAAGGCACGCGGTACCTGTACATCAATCCCGACAAGAAAGCACTCTTCATTGAAGCACTCGATGACTTCGGCGTGCGAGTGGTAGCAGAATGATAATCAGATGGACGTTCGCCGACTTCGTAATCTGGCAAGAGACATACGGAGAATACAGATACGCATGGGGCGATAAACATGGCCCACTCGGATTCTGGCGTGCGTACAAAGATACAGCAATAAACGATGGGCATGACAAAGAGTACAGGTTCTAACATGAAGCCACGCATCATCCGAGTCAATGGCAAAGCAGTAGCTCTCAAGTTTCGCATCGGTGTCCACACGCACATAGTTGAAATACAAGATGCACACCCGATGGAATTGGGCGATCCCAAATATGAAGTATTACTACCACCCGGATTGTGTTGGGACCCCGGAAGGCATTTGCATCTAGCACGCACACTCGATGAGCTAATTTCATGGGCACACGATATACGCACATGCCCATGTGAAGATTGCATAGAAGCAAAGTAGTAAACCCTAGCCGATATGTAACGGCGAAACGCAAGGATGCGTCACACGGTCTATCCGTGTCTGATGAGGGTGATAGCAAATATAGCGTCTATCATTCAAACATGCAAGCATCGCCTAGCTAGCAATGCAAACATGGCCAGACACCTGATAGCCGCATGAATGCAGTGCTACCTAATAATGTGGTCAAAATCACACAGGCATCGTGTGACACAATACCACAGGGCAAGCTAAGCCTAATCGTTGCTGCTCTCCTTGGGATAGCATCGAAGCATTGCATACATGAATCGCAAGCGATCCTAACGCACGCGGAGACAAAGCATGGCCGACCAAACACACAACCAATGATTAACCCACCCGCTTGCACAGGGGCTATTTGTGTTTCTACCCAAACCCAGGAAAGGATACAATGCTCGACGCAGACGGTCGCTACATCATGAACGAAGAGGAAGCAAAACTAGTTGAAGCACTCACATCAGGCAGATACACACAAGCAAACGGATACCTCAGAAAAGAGCATGGATTCTGTTGTCTCGGTGTCTACTGTGATATGCAAGAAGACAAAACATGGGTAGAACAAGACGGTCACTTCAAATACATGCTCACACGTTACTTCGGCACCTACACAGCGTATCTTCCAGAAGAGCTAGTCAATAAGCTCAACTGGTTCGGTGAACGTGGCACATTGAATTTCAGAACAGATTATGTATCATACACTCTCGTAGAGTGTAATGATTCAGGCATGACATTCGCACAGATCGCAGACATCATCAAGGCAGGCAGAGTGCTTCACTTCGGAGAGGATATTGAAATCCATGAACAAACTCAAAAGACAGCGTAACGCCCGTGTCTACATGTTCAGCGAGCAACAAGATGAATTTCTAGTCGCAGTATGGCTAGATTCGTCATCCAGCTCGTTCCATGCAGAGATCTTCTGCAACGGCTCATCAATCACAATCCATGAGCATGCAAGCATTGTCACTCTCATGGAAATGGTTGACAAGACAATCAAGGATGAAGCACAACTCATCCGTGATGCAAGGGAAAGCGCCTAATGGCAGCACCACACAAGATCATGCCACCAGATCGTATCTGTCACGTCATCAAACTCCTCATGCAAGATATCATGATGACGCACCCAACACTACGATACGGTCAAGTCCTCATAAGCGCACTCAATCACGGCGTTGACAAAGACACTCTCTTTTACCTAACCAACGAAGAACTCATTGCCAAACTCGCAGAATACCGCGAGAATCTAAAAATCGCACACATTCCACAACGTGAGCGCACTTCAATGCGAAAGCGAGCAACATGAAAATCCTCATCGAAATCATGCAGCGTGAGCATGGCTATGATATCGAAGCAACCAGAGTAGAATTCACTGGTGTCTTCAAAGGCGACACAGTGCCTCATACAGATCTTACTCTTCAAGGTGACAAGATTGAAGATAAGGAACTCATCACAGCATCCCGTGCAACCTCACTCAATCACGCACTCAACCTCGCCGCAGATGCAATGGCGCAACTCAAAGAGTAATCACTCGGGGAGAGGTAATGGCGAGGCTGCCAATACACATAGCAGTTAGTCCATCAACAACAGAACGTCCAGATCGTTTGTATATCATTGCAGATGATGGCACGATGTGGTCAAAATGTGGTATGGAACCATGGTACCGCATTCGTCATCTTCCACAAGACGAGTCCATGGACACTGACAAGTATCTTCCACCCGGAGTCACAGAATGAAGCTAACAGGCACACTTCAGAGACTCCATGCAACACACATGGATAGTCTTGAAACAGCGATCATGGAATGGTCGAAGCATCGCGCACCAAAGGGCAAGAAGAACAGCATCCAGCCATGCTTCACATGTGGCAAGCTATTCAAAGTCAAGACAGGCAAAGAGATCTACTGTCGCAATCCATGCGATAGCGGCAAAGCTCATCGCATCAAGTTCAACGTCCATGCAATCATTGCTGACAACACACCCAAGCGAAGTAGAAAGGTAGGCTAAATGCCGCGCAAGTGGTCGAAAGAAACACATGCCAAACATGCAGCAACAGTAGCACGCAAGAAAGCAGAACGTGAAGCAGCACAACATGGCATCCCCACCCCGAGTGATTCCAAGCCTAAGCGTAAGCTCAGCAAGGTATCACCCGACACAATCAAACTTGCCTTGCTATTTGAGGCACTCATTGATGCGGCCATTGTTCGGCGCATCACATCAGCCTTCAATGGCTGAAAGCGCAATCACAATCTTCGACCATCCGAAACACAGATGGGTGTTCACAGTGCGTGGCGCAACAATCACACTGTTCCTACGCACAGCAGACCAAGCAGAAGCACACAAGATCGCATGCACATTCTACGGTGACATGGGGATCACCGCAGATGAAATCGAAACAGTAAGTTTCGACTCTATCCCCTGCACACAGTTCCCGCCACACCTGTGCCAACATTGCGGCACAGCACTCAACGATGCAGAAGAAGGCCTTTGTCCCGAGTGTCATGCAAACTCAACCCAAGAGGAACCCAATGACTAGGAACGCACGCTGGCGCGAATCACTCAAGAACGCAGAAGAAGCACTCAAGGACGTTGAAAAGGCAGGCGATGCATACATCCTAGCTGTCGAGAACATCAAAGAGATCCACGCCGAGTATCAAGATGCATACACAGATCTCAGTGACACACAGCAAGAGTCTGAGAAAGGCGAGATGCTCAGCGCAATCGCTGACTACGATGTAGACTCACTCGACCACAACTTCGATATCGAAGGCATCGAATCCGTCATCCTTGAACTCAAGGAGCTTGAACTCCCTGCATGAACACGCCCAACTATGCTCTCGTTGGCTATGTCATGGACGATAAGCCCCGCAGGAAAGCACCAATAGTACTCACAAGTCCAGAGCAAGCCATCAAGATATGCAGTAAGCTCAAGCATAGTCAGCGAGAGCTAGTTGGCATGTTGATGCTCAACGGCAGGCATCACTACATCAAGCGACACATCATCAGCATCGGCAGTGCAGTAGCATCAATCGTAGACCCAATACAAATCTTTAAAGCAGCACTCATGACACGCAACTGCCAAGCATACATCCTGTTCCACAATCATCCATCAGGCGATCCAGAACCAAGTGAAGAAGATATCCGCATAACCAAACGCCTGCAAGAAGGTGGACAGATACTCAACATGCCTATGCTCGATCACATCATCATCGCCAAGAATGGCTCAGTCAGTCTACGCGGAAGGGGGTTAATGTAACATGGCTCTAGCAGCGCATAGAGCGCAAATCCTACGCAACGTAGTAGACATGCTCATCGCAGAACCACGCAAACTCAACATGGACGTTTGGTGCGAAGAAGTAGAC